ATGAACACTGTGACTTTATCGCTCGGATGGGACCCGCTTGACGCGGCAAGAGAGTCCGACCAAGAAATTCTGACTGCCGGAAAAAAACGGGAAATAAAAAACATCTTGAAATCCTACGTTGGGACGTATGATCCGATGTCGGAACTCATTCAAAACGCAATGGACTCGATTGATCGCCGGATAGCTCAAGGAGACTCGAGCTTCCGACCGAAAATAATCATAAAGATAGACTTGCAAGAGAATAGCTTCCAGGTCGTTGATAATGGGACAGGTTTCACGCGCGAGCAGTTCCTGGCATTCGTGGCTCCAAGCATTTCTTTTAAAAACGGCGGAACGACTAGAGGAAACAAGGGAGTAGGTGCAACCTACATCGCGTATGGCTTCAACCATATAGAGATGCGCACCAAAAACGCTGATTTCGAATTCTCGGGAAAGTTTTCGAACGGGCGAGAGTGGGTCGACGATACTCATGGCACCATTCATCGGCCCCGAATTGAACCGCTGGACATCGCTGACCCGATCATGGATTCGATCGATCAGGGCGCGAGCTTTAAGATCGTCTTCGGTGGGAAAAATACGAGGCCCTCGTCACTTTCATGGTATCAAGCGCAAACGGCCGACCAATGGAAATATCTTTTGCTCTTGAGAACACCTTTAGGTCATATCGAACTTCCAGAACTCGCTCCGAGCGCCATCAAATTTGATTTGGAGGTAGTTAGCCGCGAGGGGATACTTAATCGTGACTCGGATTGCATTGCTAAGTACAAATTCCCGCACGATGAAATAAATGTCAGCCAGAGGCTTCGTTCCGTCAGGGATATTCAGACCAAGGCACTAGCGCAGTCGAAAGATCCGAGTAGAGCGGTCGAGCGATATCGTAACTCGAACGCTGTTTATGACACATTCAATACCGACGAAATAATTACTCAGTTTAAGACACTGGACGACGCTGAGAAGGAACTAATTCGACAATATAGTGTCACGGCATATGGATATTTCGCCTACTCAACAGCCATATGGGACGCTTTAAATGACAAGAAGGCAAAACTCAGGAAAGGTTATCGAATTTTGAAGGGTGGCCTCCAGATGGCCAACAATCGAATGGCGCAAGGCGATTTGATAACTATTCCACTGACAAAGAACACAGGACACCAAAACCAAACGCACGTCATCGTTCACTTTGAGAACGCCGAGCCGGACCTCGGCCGAAAGGGTTTTCAACCCGAGCTCCGGGACCTTGCAGAAAGACTTGCCGCCCTTTTTGTCCGGCATTTATCGTCCGCGAGAGATTTGTTGAAAAACGACACTGGCACAGAGGCTGAGATCGGCAAAGAAATCAAAGTGCATGATTGGATGCGAGATCAAGAGAAGCATGAACTTGAAAATCCGCTTGTTCTGGTGAATGAGAATTTCTTTCTTCCTATGCGAAAAATTTCGATGCAGTCAGTGCCTCTATGTGAACAGGACGCGATCGTCTTGTTCAACCAATTGATTGCAGGTGGCGTGATCCGTGGTATCCGTCTGTTATCAACATCCCAGGTTTCTCAGTACGATGGAATGTTTAGATACGTCGCGGACGAACCTCTAGAGAACCTGGAGTTCGAGAAAGATAAGAACCCGCTTGGCGTATTTGAAGAACAGCTACAGGCTACGTATGTCGGTCCGCCTAAAATACTTGAATACAAATACAATTTGGACGGCCTTATCAGAGAATTTGAAAGCGGAGTTAAAACCGAAAAAGACGTCTCTCTAGCCATTTTCTGGGAAATGGGTTCTGAGTATAAACGAGAATATACTGTAACGTCGCTATTGGACTTCGATAACATTCACCACCGCCGTCATCATGGAATAACACATATTGTTAAATCAGCTACGAGCCAGTTTGATGCGATTTGCTTGAAGGAACTCATAGAGGTTCTCAATGATCCAGATGGCCAGCAAGCGTTCCAGAAAGCCGAGTACGGCGACGACCTGTAGTCCAAGGAGCCTGGTTCGCCGCTTTTGGTGTGCCCGCTGTTGCAGCCGCAACGGTGCGACCACCCAGGACGGCAAAAGTAAGGGGCCGGATGGAAAACCAACCGGCCCGTTGTTTTTTTGAAGGTCAGGCGACCTTTTTGCTAAACCAGCGCTGGAAGAGAACTTCCGTTCCGCGCGGCCCAAGATAGGCGAGCGCGGCAATAAGCCCGGTCGATGCGGGCTGACTCATGCCGGCGTATGACGCAAGGCCTTCACCGATTAGTGCCATACCCACGGCCACCGGAAATTCCCAAAGCAGCTCGCGCCCGAAAAACTTCCTGTTGCCCTTTCTGGCTTCGTTGCCGTGCCACATGAAGCGGCCGGCAAGTGCGCCAATGATGGTTGTGAATGCCCCGCCGCCCCATGCGGTCAGCATTTCGTTGAACGAGTTGAACTTGTCCACCTTCAGCCCCTTGGCTTCCTTGAAGCCTTACGATTTCTATTTGCGGCAGGCAGGGTCTTTCATGCACTGCTGGTTGTTGGAGTGGATGGCAGGGCCAGCCGTGGCATCCTGCGAAGCCAGCCGGGCCGCCTGCGCATTTGAAAAGCGCGTAACCTGATATCCGCTGCCTTCAGTCGTCGCAGGCGCTGTCAGGCAACCCGCTAGAGCGCATGAGAGCGAGGCAACGATGGCGAGGCGAAAGATCGCGGAACGATGCATTGTTTTTCTCCATTTCGGTGATGCGTTGGAGCGCGTTCTTTGCGGCCTTCACCTCGCCCTCAGCACGCTCGATGGAGCGCCCTTCGTGCTTTCCGAGGTGATAGGAGCCAGCGGTGAGGGCGAACGCGCAGAAAAGCCCCCCAGCCGCCATTTTCAGCCATCCGGCATCCAGCCCGAACATTACCGAGCGGCGCTCCGGTTGATCGTGATCCGGCCGGAACCGACAAGCCACGTCAGAACCACCGCTCCAGTTGTGGCAAAGACCAGGCTACCGAAGGCCCACGGATTGGAGATCGCACCGAACAGGGTTGCGCCGCTTTCAACAACGCCCTTCAGATCGTCCACCGCGCCGAGGCCGATAGCGCCGAGGAAGCTGCCGATGATCGTCAAGAGCGACTTGCTTTTCATGGCCGGCACGTTGTCCGGCTGGGCATCGCGTTCGGCAACATCGTCCGGCTGGCCTTGATAATAAGCGACGGTCGCCGCCTCCAATGCATCAAGGAAGGACTTGTAATAGCCGGCGATCAGCTTCGCCTTGTCGGTCCCGTTTACAACCGCCCGAGCGCCGATAGGATCATCCTTCTTGAGGTTGAAATAGTCCGTCAGCTTCTTTTTGGTAAACAGGCCTTCCAGCATGCCCACGATGGCAATCTCTGCGCTGATATCGAGATCGAGGGCGAGCGAAGGATTTCCAACCAGGTCAACATCGATCCGCTCGCCGAGGACTTTATAGTTTTCTTCGTGCGTGAGCTGGATATCGCCCCGCCCGAAGTAGGCTTTACCGTTCGCGCCTTTGCGCCAGTACGGCTTGCTGACCTGTCCCAGCCGGCCGGCTTTGTATGCCTTGTCCAAAGCAGCGATTGCGCCGGCGTCTGTCGAGGCGAAGGTTTCGCGCACGGGCACCATTCGGCCGCCCGTCTCGTGAAACACCGAAGCCAGAATGTAGGCGAGGTGGCGTTTATCCGGAGCGGGAATTTTGTGAGATTCCCAGCACCGGAACAGTGCATTCATGCCATCAATCTGGCCCTGCGTAAGACGGCCGCCAAAAGGCGCGCGCCTCGCATATGCGAAGAACGTTGTCGCATCCATAAGGATAACTCCGATTTTGGTGAGGATTGCCCGAAGGCGAGGGGAGGGATTGAACCTTGTGGTTCAAGCGCCCGGCGAGGCCGGGCTTTGCCAAGTCACGCGATGCGACCAGACAGGGGAGGCCAACGCATTGCGCCGGCGATCAGTGATTTAGTTTGCGTCTGTGCGCCCCAGCCGAGGCGTGAGGAAGTGTGCCGGCGTTGCGGGTGTACCAGGTGCACTGTTTGGCGCGACCTTGCCGCCACCTTCCGTTTCGGCCTTCGAGCCGCCAGCGCCGCCAGACGAACCGCCGCCATCGTCATCGTCGCCTTCCGTCGATGATTTGCCATCGTAAAGCTTGCCGGAAATGTCGGTGGTGAAGGAGCCTTTCGCTACATATTTGTGCGTGGCCGTGTCGATGATGTAGGGCACGCCATCAAGGCCCGGCCGAATGTCGGCGTAGAGCAGGGGAGCGCCGGCGCAGATCGAGGTATCGCCGATCACTGTGACCGATGTACTGCCCTCGCCACGCTTCAGGCTTTTGGCTTTCGCCTGCGCCGCCTTGTCCGCTTCATCCGGCGACGAAAACGGCTCCGGAATGCGGTAGACGCTTTCGCCATCCGCATCCGCGTCCGCTTCGATTTCGACGCGTTGCGCCTTGTCGCTGTCCTGATAGTAGGCAACGACCTTGCTGTATTTGGTGCGGTCGCCAATATCGAATTTGAGGCTACCGAGCTGCACCATTTCAGGGGTGACAATGACGCTACCGATATTGTTGCCGCTCGCCGATCTGCCCGAACCCAGCTTCGAGAACAGCAACCGGCCCTGCTTGATCGAGAACAGCCCGTTATGGCGCTGGGCGAGCCGGCGCAGGAAATGCAGATTGCTTTCATCCTGCTGTCCGATCCAGTCATAGACGAACTTCGCCAGATCGGAATCAACGGCCGGCGTCAGGCCGCTTTCATCGGCGATCTGCGAGACGATATCGCCAAGGGATTTCTTGTCCCATGCCCGCTCCTGCCGTTCCTTCAGCTTGCCGCTTCGGAAGTCCACGGCCTTTCCGGAGATCGACAGGCCATAGGGCAGACAAGAGCCATTGATCTTGTCTGCCGTGAAAGTGCCAAGCGAACCTAGATTTTGTCCGTAACCCATCCGGACCGCAATGATTGCACCCTTGCGGGGCAGGGCCAGAAAATCGGGCGAGCCATCGTTCAGCTCGATATCGACCGTGTCGGATTTCAAGCCTTCCTTATCGGTCACTGTGATGGATTTCAGACGCTCATAGAACGTGCCGGCCACGGGCTGGCCGTCAATGGTGACTTCGACGCGTGGATGCATGGTTCAATCCCAAAGGCTGACAAGGCGCGGTTGCGTCGTGGTGGACGGCATGGCCGGCATGATGATCGTGGTGCCGAGTGGCAGCACCACGCCCAGCGCCGCGAGGCCCGGGTTTGCTTCAAGCACGGCCTCGACGACTTTTTCAGTTCGGCCGTAATGCGCCAGACAGGCGAGATCGACGGTTTCACCCTGCCGCGTGATGTATGTGTTCGACATGGCAAATCACCGGAAGAGATTGGAAAGAAAGCTTGTGGCGCGATCCAGAATGGAACCACCGGGCATGGGCGTTGTGTCCGGCTGGCGCTTGAGCTTGATGGTGTAGGCGTTGCGCGCAGCCTCGCCCCGCGCGTTGTGGTGGGACTTATCTTCCTCAATGCCCTGCACCGTGAAAATGCCTCGAATGACACCCTCGACCGCATCGCCGGTCACCAGCATCATGGGCACGCCGGCGAGCGCTTCAGCGGCAATTCCGTCGAGCTGCGATTGCCCACCGAATTCTTCGGTGAAGATCACGCCGGCGATGGTGATTTCGTCTGAAGTGGGACCGGTCCATTGCTGGGGGTTGAGGGTTTGCCCCACGGCCACTTCAGTCCATTGTGTGTTCAGGGAGCGTTTGACACCCTGATAGCCGAAGCCCAGCGCCTCGAAACCGAAGCCGCCGAGCATCATTGACGTGTAACCGGACATATTTTACCTCTGGCGACGCATGATGAATAAGAGGGGGAACAGCGGTGAAGCCAACGCTGATACTTGCACCGCTGCTGATGTTCGCGACCGTTGCGCTCGCAGCGCCGAAGAAAGATTCCAGCGACGTTGCGCTTCAGTTAGGAACGATACTGGCCGCTGAAGAAATCTGCGGTCTGACGTACGATCATGAAATGATCGCCGCCTATATCGACAAAGCCGTCGCAGCTGATGACATGAGCTTCGCATCAACCCTTCAGCTGTTAACTGAGGGGAAAAAGTTTCAGCAGAAAAACATGTCGGAAGCTGCGAAGGCGGCTCATTGCACACAGATTCGCAGGACTGCCAAGGCGAACGGGTTCATCCGCTAATCGCTGTAAGAGCTTTCAACACCCTGCCGCACCTTTTCGCCGACTTGCGCAGCGGCTGCATTGCCGGCCGCCTCCGGATCGGAAACGCCCGTGATGCTGATCTGGTTGTGGACCGTAACGCTAACAGGCTCGCGGTTTGTCACCCTGACATCCTGCGTGCCATTAGGTGTGACCATCAGCGGAAGCGATCCCGCGTCGATGCGCGCCAAGACCGGCTGACCGGAGGCGCTAGCCGTCGCCGGTGCACCTCCCCCGGTCCCACCGACGCCAGAAATACCGGCGTGTTCGCGAAAGCTGAAATCCGGTTTGGCGGCATCGCCGAACCAGAAGCTATCCCAGCCGGAAACACCCGAAGCATCCTTGTTAAGACCGAAGAGCTTCTGCAGTCCTTCCTTGTACTTTTGCTGGTTCTTGACCTGGTCCTCAAACGTGGCACCGGGAGTTTCGCCCAGACTTTGGACGCCTAGGCCGAATAGCGACTGCGCGGTAAAGCCTTTGAACCAGGTGGCGACACCGCTCATCCACGGCACCACATCAGGTACGGGCGACCCGGATTTTGGGGCTTGTGGCTTGCCTTTACCAACATCACCACCGCCCAAGCCCGGAAACTCGCTCAAAGTCCCTATCGTCTTCAGGATGGAAAGCGCAGTACTCGCGCCTGAAAGAAGCATCAACGCCCCCGCAAGCTTGCGAATGGTGCCAGCTAGCATCGCAATGCCCGAGGCGTACAAAAAGAGCTGGAAGCCGTAACCCGACATTTCCGCAAGGAACTTGGCAATCGGGTTATCTTTGATCGCTTCGTTCAGCTCGCGAATTGACGCACCCCATTCCTTAGCTCTCATGAAGATGCTGCCGATGCGGTCGGCCGCATTGGGGTCAACGGGGCCGAGCAGCAAATCGCCTAAGTCGTTTACGATATCGCGCACTCCACCATCGTAGCCAAGGCCTTGGGCGAACCCTTGAAGCGAGAGCGTCACTTTATCGAGAAGCGTAACTCTGTTTCCTAGCGTATCTATGATTTCGCCGATGGCTTGAGCGCCCTCGCGGATGGATGGCAACATCGCGTCACCCATCTCGGAGAACTTGTTGGAAATCTTGTTTCCCAAGAGATCGAGAACGTTGCGCGTGGTGTTTGCGCGCTGGACATACTCGGCAAAAGCCGATCCGGAATATTTCGTCCGGTCGGCCACGGATGCGAGCGCCTGGTCAAGCAACTGAATATTGCCCACCAGCGGCATGAAGGCGCTGGCTTCATCACCGAAGAATTCAGACAGGAGCGAAGTTTGTTGATGCTTCGGAGCCTTGGCGATGGCTGTAAGAACCTTGCGCAAGGTGCCCTTGGCATCTTTCTGCATGTCCTTTGCGATGGTGGGCAAATGCAGGCCGAGGGCTTTTGCCGCGTCACGCTGCGACTTCTTTGCAAAGTCGCCCCGTGCCAGAGCGCGGATAACGTTCTTCATCGCCGTGCCGGCAGTGCTGGCATCTGAGCCGGCCGCGATCATGGCGCTACCCATCGCCGCGACGTCTTCTTTCACAAAGCCGCTCATCTCGCCGATGGCGCCAACGCGCAGCATGAATTCGGTGACATCCTTGGCTTTGGACGCCATGTTGTTTGACAGATGGTTGATGGCATCGGCCATATCGCCCGTTTCGGCGACATTCAAACCGAGCTGGGTTTTGAGCTTGGCGAGGCTTTCGCCTGCGTCGGCCGCCGTCATATCGAAGGCAACGCCGACGCGGGCGGCCATTTCGGCAAAACTTTGTAGATCCTCAGTCGCCACACCGGACTCGCCTGCCGCTGCAAACAAGGCTGCAATGTCGGTTGCGGCCAGCGGGATTTCGCCAGACATGCGCCGGATGCTACGGCGCATGTTTTCAAACTGTTCGTCAGTCGCCTCGACAACCTTTTTCACATCAGCAAAAGCGGTTTCGAATTCGATGGCAGCACCGGCCGTCGCCGAGATACCTTCGGTCGCGCCGAGGTAGCCGGCACCCAGCGCGACGGCCTGCCCCATCAGCCCGCGCATCGGCGCGAACGCTTTCATCTGCTGGCCTTGCAGCCGGTCGAGAGTGCGGAAGATAGGCGCAGATTTTGCGACGACATCTTCCAGAAGGGAGATGCGCAGGGTGCTTTGCACGACAGACATTTATTGCCTCATAATCTTGGAAAGCTCACAGGACTTTTCGAAGTAGGCCAGCAGCTTTTTAGGAGACCATCGCTCGATTGCTTCAAGCGATGTGGAGTGACGTTCGGAGACGAAGACGGCGATTAGCCGCCAGTCGTGTCCTTCTTCTTCTCGTTTCCCAACAGGCCGGCCGTCGCGGTAACAATCTTGGAAAAGTCCTTTGCCCCGATCTTTTTGAACGCGGGCAGGGGCGTGTCAGAGATCGAGGCGAGGATCGCGGTCACCTTGGAAAGCTGGCCGGTCATCTGGTCGCCGATGATCAGATCGCCCACGGTCGGCTCGCGGAAGGTCAGTTCGGAAATTGTGGTGTCGCCATTGGTGACGGGCTTGGCGAGGGCAACAGTTACAGTCTCGGTCATGGTAGAACCTCAAAGAAATGGCCCGCACGAAGCGGGCCGAAGAAAGGAGAAATTCGGGAGGGGAGTGACGCGCCCTTAGAGCAAGAGCGCGGTACGAATGTCGGCGTTTTGCGAGACGCCACCGACTTTGAATTCGAAATCATCCATTTCGTAGATTTCCTCGCCGTCGATTTCGAGCTTGTAGTAATTCACGTCCACGGCGTAATCGTTTGCCGCCAGATCGCCACCCTTCCAGGTGCCCGGATCGGGCTTGTAGAGCTTGCCGCGAATGGACATGACGGCGCTGTGCGTGGTGCCATCTTCATCGACATGCGCGCCAGTCACGAGGAAAGGCGTGTCAGCGCCGGGCTTCAGGCCGAAGAGCTTCAGGATTTGCGGATCGAGGCCGGGCATCTTGAAGCTGAATTCCAGCGCATTGTAACCAAGGTGCACGTTGCGTTCCTTGATCATGCCGGCGTTGCGCATCCCCTCGCGCTTGGCTTCCGGCACGGGCGGCGTGATTTCGCCGATCTGGCCGAGCTGGCTTTCGCGGTCTGCCCACAGCATGCAGTCGCGAAGGATGTAACGGGGAAGGGTTTTTTCTGCCATGTCTGGCTACTCCTTATGCGGCAACCGAGAGCGGGCCGGTTTCGATAAGCCCATTCACTTCATCCAGCAGAAGCCGGTAGTAGAGAATGTTGCGGTGAGTGGTGATGTGGATTTGCTCCATGATGGCAACTGGCTCGAACTCGACGTGCAGGAAGATTTTGCCGTTTGCCATCAAGGTTGGATCATTCAGCGCCGGGAACCAGCACCGGCCGCCGAGAATGTCATCATTGTTCTTGAAGACACGAAGGGCGGCGTTCCCGTCCTCAATCATCATCTTCATATTCGCCTTCGTGAATTTGCGATCCACGTATGCGAAATAGATATCTTCCAGCGACTCGTTGATCATGTCGGCCGTGGCGCGGACGTTATCGAATTGCCAGATCGGATCATCAGTCGCCAGACGGCTACCCCAGGTGCGGAAGCCGCCACGCTCGTTGATGATCGTCGCCACCTGATTTTCGTTCAGGTAGTTGGAATCATCGGGATACATGATCGTGCGGGCAACGCCGTCGATGGTGCGGATGATCTTGTTCGAAACCGAACCGGACACGCCCTCACTGGATGCCACGACGCGAGAGCGCACGCCGGCGAACACAGCAGCGACGGGCTTTGTCACCGGAACGCCATTCACGTTCTTGATGACCTTCGGATCAATAACCAGAATGCGACCACCGTTGATGGTGCGACGGAAGCGCAGGGCTTCGGCATTTGTCGTGTTCGGGCCGCTGATGTAAGCGCGAGCGCGGATTTTCGGGGTAACGGCATTCAGAGCCGAAACAAAAGGATTAGCCACGTCACCGACATTCGCAGTGGCTTCCGGCAGCACCTTGGCGGCATCATCGCCGCCGCCTTCGAAGGTGATGACAGGCTGCTCCGAAAGCTTTTTGCCGGGCTTGACGACGCGGACGGCCACAACCTTATCCGCGTTCACGCCTTCACCCATAACGGCTTCCAGCGTCGGCAGCTCCTTGCCCTGATCATTGCCGCCGCCCGTGGCCTTCACGATTGGCGGCTCGGTCAGCTTGGAACCTTCAGCGACAACGGAAACAGACACGACGCCGGCTTCCACCCAAGCGCCAGTGTTGCCGGCCGTAACGATGACGCGCGGCTGGTAGCTCGTGATACCCTTGGCCCGGAGCGCCGCATAAAGACCAGTACGGGCAACAGCATCGCCGATCAGGTTCGCTTGCAGTTCCGCAGGATCGGCGCTGTGTTCCACGCGGTTGATGATGCACCACGATCCGCCTTCGCCGAAAACCGTCTTAACGTCTTCGAGCAAGGTGCCGTCAGCGCCGAGGCCGGTCGCTTGCGTCAGAGACGTAATAAGCGTCGGGGTATTCAGCGGGAAAGCGGCCTGATCGGCGTCAGGTGCCGTACCGTTGATGAAAGTGATGCCTTGGCGCTGGACACGAAGAAGCGACGGGGTTTCCGTGCTTTCGGTCAAGGTCACGCCATGCGCATAGGCCAGGTCAGCCATTATGGACTCCTTTGAAGTTTCCAGATTTTGAGGGGGAGGTTCCCGGCTCTCAGCCGGAATGGGTTTGCGCCCCGCCAAGAATGGCGAGGCGTTCAGTCGGCGCTTGGCGTCACTGACGGCCAATAGGCCTCGTTTGTTGCATAGTCGGCCGGGATCGGGTCCATGTCCTTCAGCTTTCTTGCTGCGAAGATATGGGCCTGCTTGTGAGCCATGGCCGCCTGTCCCATCGCGAACATTGTTTGAGCGTCGAGCGGGTGCGTTGTGTTGTCGGCGGCGATCCATTCAAAATCGGTTTCGCCGCCGTGCCACCGGAAGTCACCCGGCTGCACGCCGTTGACCATTATAGCCGCGAGCGCCGCCGTAGCCGCGCCCGCGATGTTTTCGCGATCCTCCGGCCGCGTCTGGTAGACGTTGCCTTGAAAGCCGAAGCCGGACGCAATGCGAATATCTTTCACAGCATCCACCATGGCGGCAGTCACGACCGGTTCTTCGGTCGGGGGCGTCTCCGTGTCGCCGGCAGGCGAATAACCCCAAGCACCGCCGACAAAGCGGCGGATGAAGCCGTCGCGTTGCTCTGGCGGCTGAAGCGTTGTCGCGTTCGCAGGAATGAGGAAACGGCCATTCACAAGTGGGTCGCGGTCCGGAACCGAGGCGAACAGATAATCGCCGGTTTCGGCATCAAAATTAAAAATGGCGGGAATTCTTGAAACGTCTGTCATAGCCAGTCCTAAAATTTGATGCAGGCAAGGAGGGCGGTATTTCGGGGGCGTGTTTCAACGCCGCCAGCCGCCTGAATGCTGATCCCCGTCCCGCTGCCATTAAGCCAGATGCCAGTTGTTGCCGCCCAGGTCCTTCCGAAGGAATAAACGGCGGGTGGCTGGTCGACTGAGGTGGAACGGCCCGTGCTGGACTGGCCGTTCTGGACGCCGCCATGATCGTGGCCGGGATCGTTAACGCCGTGGTTATGGCCGGGATCATTGACGCCGTGCGAGTGCGAGGCAGTCATATGGGCTTGCCATGAACCGAGGGTGCGCCCGCTATCAACACCGCGCCCGTCATCAGCGGACCGGAAGAATTCGCCTCGAAGATCAGGCACCCGGAATGTGCCATCGGCGTTATCTAGGAATACAAACGAACCAGCTGACCAACCGGACGAAACAACGAGGCCATTGTGCCGCGCCCAGTTCCACAATGCCCAATACGAAACCTTCTGTATTGAGGCCCCGTTCAACTTGAGAAAGCCCGGCCGCAACACAGCATCATGCGCGGGTTTGCCTACATCGAGACTGGCGTAGCCGGTATGAGCTGCGCCGTTCGCCGCAAAGGTCTGCCAAGTCATCAGGGAATTGTAAGTCTCGTGCCAGATCGGCCCGACGTTCTCAGTGGGCAGAGCCTGGCCAGCGGCGAACCACTTAACCCGCGCATCCAATGCAAGTTTTTGCGCATCACTGACGGGCTTGTTTTTGTCTGACGTGTTATCGGCATTGCCCAAGCCAACGTCAGCCTTCTCTAACGTCACGTTTTCGGAAAGCGGTTTTCCATTAACCGTGCGTTCGTTTGGCACCTTTCCGGAGAGGCCATCCGATAGCGCTTCAGCTGTCGCATAATATGCCGGCAATTGCCCGCCGAACTTGAGGGTGTCAGGGGCTTTACCGCCGATGATGATCTGGTCGATCTGCTCTTGCGCAAGGGCAATTGCGGTTTTCAGTTCAACGAGCTGGGGCGCAACGTTCACCTGAATGTACTGAAGCGAAGCCTGAATGCCTTGTTCAATCAGGCTTTCGAATGATGCTTCCAGTTGCTCGCGGTCTTTAAGCCGCTCGTCAATATCGGCCATCGTGGAATTCCACAATGGCCGATCGATGAGCGTCTTGGGCCACGATGGAAGCTGATAGCCATCAGACCTCTCTGGCATATTCAAGCACCTCGTCACCTTCCTGCGCAAGGATCGCCGCGACCAGCGATCCGCGCATGTTGATTTCGTTTAGAGGGTAGTAGGTGAATGGCGCGCGCTTCACGACGCGCGTCAGTTTCACATCGTAGCTCTTGTCCGGATTGATCTCGAAAGCCATGGGAACCCCTTAGAGCGCAGCAATGAATGCATCCTGCACGAACGGCACGGACACAGGATTGTTGGTGGAAGCAGCCGGGCGCATTCGGGCGGCATTGGCCGCAGCGCCGAGCGTGTAGGTTGAAAGATATGTCCGGCGCGACGGCACTTGCGGATCGACGGTAACGACCGTCGCATCAGGGTTTACAACCGTGTTGCCCACCATAATGGCAGGCGTGAAGGTGTGTCGCACCGGATCGAAGCTATCCAGCGTGTATTGTGTCTGGACATGCGTGGTAGAAAAGCCGAACGGCAGGCTTTTGCTTACTGCCCGCATCGTGCTTCGATTACGGGCCACGCGCGAAATCGCCTTGTCGTCGAGCTGGATCATCGGCTGCAAATCAGCCGTACCCATCATGACCATTCGCAGCTCGACAGAGGCAGGAAGCCCCACAAGCGGGTTTGTCGCCGGATCGCCATCGTCCAGCTCTGTCCAGACGGCCGAGCCGGAAGGGCGGATTTCCCATCCTAGCTGGCAACCGCCCGGCACCCAACCGGCAAACAGCATGTCGATTTGCGTCATGCCGTCCGCGAGGTTGAGCGCCCGCATCGGTATGACCGTGCGCGGACTGCGATAGCGTGCCGCATTCAGCTTGAAGCAAATATCGGTTTCCATCGACCCTTGCGCGAAAGCGCCGTCAGTCGTGAGGAATTGCGTTCCGCCCGTATATTTGTTCGACCCGGAGATATGAAGCGCGTGCTGGCCAGTCGTCACGGTCACAAACGCATAGCGCTTTCCGCTTTCCAGTAGCGTGATGGGCAGCTCAACCTTATTCCAGCCGACCTTGATATCCGCGTGCTTCAAGAGGCCTTTTGCCAGCACCGCATCGAAACGGGGAACGCCGCCAGCCGTGGTTTCCACGACCAGGACATGGACATCACCATCATTACCAACGCGGGCAAATGACAGCTCAAGGCTTGTCGCCTGCATGGGCTGGGCGACAAGGAAGGTCTGCCCATAAATCGAGCCGTTAAGCCCGATCTGTTCGGTGACATATTCCCAATAGACCTCGTTATAGTTTTCGTACCGGATTTGCCGGACGCCATAGGTCTGATGACCGGGACCGCCGTTGGCGCGAATATCGACAACTTCGAATTGCTCGCCATTGATCGTGAAAATCTGCCCGACACGCGCATCGCCGCCAAGAGCCGACCAGCCGGCCTGATTTTCGCAAGCCCATTGCGTCGGGCCATAGGTGACCCGAACGCGAGAAGCTTCCTTTCGGATGGCCGTAATCTGGGTGTGCTGCAATTGCGAAATCAGCAACGTGGAATCCAGCGCGGTATTCGCGATGCGCGTCACTTCGTCAAAGGCTGGAACCATGCGCCGGCCACGGAAGTAGATCTTCGGATCATCTTCCGCTTGAACTTCGAGCCGGGCTTGAGCCTCGGCGGCAAAGCCGAACCGCACGCCTTCCTCAATGCGAGCCAGCCAGTCCACATGCGTGTTGTCCCAACGGTCGGGAGTGAGGGCCTGGTCGAAAACATAAGCGCGCGCTTCATCCGGAAGATCGACCTTCAGGCGGGCAGCTCCAATATCGCGCTGCATCTGTCGGATGATGACAGGGCGCGGGATTTCCGTCAGCTTGGCCTTGATGTTGACGATCTGCGTTTCAATTGTCTCGGTACGCATAAACAGGCCATCGAGATCGACTTCCAGCGCCGTGACGCGGCCTTCCACTTCGTAGAGGGTTTTTACGCGGTCGCCGTTAGCCGGCTCGATGGTATCGACGCCAGAGGCAGTGAGCAGCACGAAAGCGATACAGGCGTCCGTTGCGTCTACAAGCGGCTTGACCGGAACCGGGTTCGCCTCGCCTTGCTTCACGATCAGCTCGACAACGCGGCGGATCGTCTTAGGCGTGGTGCGGTTGACGATAACGCTGGTTTCCGGATCGTCCGACGTTTCGAACGGCCGGGTTTCCGTGTCGGTGACTTCCTTGCCGCGCAGAAGAATGGCAACCCATCGCTGATCAGATGCGGCGACCGGAATGTGAAGCTGAAGGTTCATATCCTTCGGCTCGGTCTGCGCATAGACGATCTTGCCGGCGACATAGCGCCCGGTCGAAATCGTGATTTCCTGCGCCGATTTGCGGGCGACCGTGAAAGCTGCCCAGTGGGCGGGATAGCCAATGGCATCGAGCCAAAGATGATCGGTTGCGTCCTGCGCCTGCAAACCAATGGCTTCGAAATCCGCATGATCGGCGATTTCAGCTTCGGAAAAAGCGGTTCTCTGCATGTTGTTTCCCTCAATCCAGCCGCTTGCGGTCCATGTAACCGCCGA